AATGTTGATACCATAGACAAACTTCCAGATATTGCCAAACGGATTTTCAACACCCCTATAGCTAATAGCCCGCTTTCCTGCCGTGTCATATTCGGTTGTAGTACCGTTGATTTCATTGGTTGTAGAAGTCGCCGCGCCCGTTGCGTCACCAAGGGCAGACGTTGAACCCGTCAAAGAAGAACAGTTATAGGCGCTGTTATCAGTAATATCAGAAACGCCGCTTTCAATCGCCGTCTGACCGTTCATCATACCAAGTTCAACAATGGCTAGAATCTGATTGGCGCTTTCCAGCGTGATAAGATCACCATGCCAATTAGCGCCGCGATTGTTCGCCATCTTTTCAACATTGGGGCGGGTAAACTGTTGGGTAAGACCGCTTGCGGGCTTTGCCCCCGCAATGCTGGACAGCTTATCTTCATTCAGGTTCATAACCTGTTCGTCAAGCATCAAGTTAGCATTAGCGGAAACATCGAAAATAGACGCTTCATAGGCGCTGAACATGACATAATCAATTTCATCACCGTTCACGTCATAGAACGCCGCATGACGCTTGAAGCCCGTCTTAGGTGTATCAGAAAGAAAGATAGCTTCTTTCCGAATGTGATAGCCCATAGTTTCAGCGGGTTCAACCTTCAGGGGAACACGCATATAGTAGAAAACAGGCTGATACACCATAACTTGACCGTTAGAACCATCTTCAGCAAATCCAGCATCACCGAACCAAGCGTTGATAGTTCCATTATCGGCAACGTTACAGCGCTTGCGCCCGCCGTACATCGGGAATTTGTCGAAATCCGCCCCAGCAGTCAGACCGACAGCAGATTGAAGGCGGGTAAACGTTTTGTCTACATAGTTGATTTCAATGCCGACAATATCATCATCCTGATACAAGCCAGTGACGAGTTTCAGTGCATCGATATCGTCAATAGTTTTCTCTACCGTTGCCGACAACTCCTCTAATGTAGTACCTACATTAGAATCTTCATATCCTATATCTGTAGCATCTAACTGGATATTTTCAGATAATGGTTTATTATTTATCTTTACAGTCTTCTGTACAAATTTATCATCTGACTGTTCTTTATTATAGTATACATCTGATAGACTAGAGATAGCTTCACTTATCTTTTGATCTGTTTGTGATCTGGTATAGATATTAGACATCAAATCAGAGATGTATCCACTAGGTATCTCATCTACATGACTTGGATTCCAGACACCAGGAGAATGATCTACCTTAAATCTATAGAATTTATAAGCACCTGAAATTACATAGAGTACTATATCTCCGACTACATACTTCTCTGTGACTTTAAATTCTTCTAATAAATCCTTAGATAGTATAGCCTGTACAGATTCTAATATGTAGAATTTATGTGTAATCCACACATCCTCTACCCCATTAGATACAGTATATACTTTTGCAGTAAATTCACCTGGAGTATCAAAGATATCACCTAGGATATACATACTGATGGTACTAGGGTCACCACTATCATAGATATAAAGGTGACCAGAGTCTGTAGTACTATCATATGTATCCCCATTCTCATGTGTACATAATACTTTTACATCTTGTACATCTGGAGCTTCTTCTCCATTAATCTCTAGGATAGACCAATTAAGTATCGAATCTGCTTGATACTCAGGTGTCTCTGTATCTACAGACATCCTAGTAACAGATAAATTATTTATCCTATCTAGCCTAGTCTCAACTTTCCATTGTGACATATAGACCCTCCTTTATCAAGGTATTAGTATATGTTTATCTCCTCTAAGAAGAGATAATACTACATCTATACAGAAACTAGAAGTATCTCTAGTTATCTGAACATTTTCTGAGGATATACGGACATTTTCTTCAGTTTTACTAACAGAGTCTTTGATATTCTCTGTCTGAGTATCTACATACATTAATACTTGTTCTATGAAACTCTCTTCTGTTGGTGTAGGATCGTCATATACTGGCATAGGTCTAGGTTCAATAGGAACTATCACCTTATACTCAGATTTACCAGAAGACTCATCTGTCAGATAGATCCAAGCATATACATTATTACCTTGAGATAGATATTTGATAGGAACTACTACACCATCACTATTACCTAGACTTGGTCTAGCAAATCCTCTCCTGTCCTCATTACTAAAATGTACTATATAATTATTTGGTAGATCTATGTCTACGAATTTGAGTATTTGTCCTCTATCATATTGAGTTAGGCTTACGTCTGACTCTACTATTTTATTCCCATTAAATCTGATTTCTATGATATTACTCATATGATCACCTCTATAGGATACTCAGATTATAATGTACCATTTAGTTGTAAGTTATTTATCTTTACCTCATATTCATTATCCTCTGGTATGATGATTACCTCACCTATTCTAAATGCATCCATATGGTACCATTCAACAGCACCACCAAGGCTACGTATCTCACCAGATATACGATAAGAATACCAATGCTTACCAGCCCACTGACCAGCACCATCACCTTCACCATTTGGTCTGATATCTGTTACTATAACACTTAGATATGAACCTAGAAGGTTACTCAATATATCATTACTAGATTCTGGTAGAGATACCTGCTGGTCTATAGTATCTTTACCAGCTATCTCTTTATTTAATGCACGTAATACGATATCTCTATGCTCATCAGGTACATTTGGGAAACTCTTTACAGCAGCTTCACGAATACGTAATTTCTTTGATACCATTTCTTTTAGTTCAGACTTTTTCATAATTATCGTCTCCTCTTCTCATATATAGATACCTTATGTTTACCATTACCATATAACCAAGAATAATCTTCAGGATCTACCTCTGTCTCTCTAGTATTCATCAAAGATAATACAGACAATTCTGTCTGTACATTTGTAGATCTCTTAGCATCCCTACTACCTTTAGGTGTAGCATAATATGCTTGTGCATTAAATACCGCACCACATAATGAGTCAGATACATCCTTTGATCCAGGTTCATTATTTACAGTGATAGATGGATGGTCTACTTTCTTCTTCGACCTATCATACTCTAGATCCTCTAACTCTCGGATTAAAATTGGCATTTTATATAATTTAAGTCGATTCTCTAGTATACTAGACCTTAATACTAAGTACGGTTCGTCTGTTCTATCTACAGACAATAATCCAGCATTTAATCCATAGGACTTTAATAATTGTATACTATCACTAGATTGGAATCCATCATAAGTGATAGTTTCTATCTTCCATAGATTCTCATGTACCCAGAATATAAACTCTCTGATCTTATATAATGGCACCTCTGATCCTGCTTTAGATTTCACCCTAATAGATAGATCCTGGAAATACACATTCTCAGATACCTCTATAGCTTTACCTTCTATATTTGTACGTGAGATTGATACAGTACTATCTAAATGCACAAAGGTGATACCCAATGCATCACCTTTTAATCCTATATCAACATGAGCAAATCTAGGCTTATGTCTCTCTGGTCCTCTCAACTTATTGATACTACCTAGATAATCCATTACTGAGATATCATCGTCTGGAGATAGGTAGATAGTCTCAATATCTACAGGCGGTTCTCTAGTATCGTCTATACAATCATAGATCTTTCTAGTATATGGTATCAATTTATTTGTAGAGAAGACAGTTATACCTGCTATTTCTTTTAAACTCTCATTGATGTCACCTTCAAATGCTTCTTTATACTCTATAGGTACATCAATGATAGTATAGTTATATTGATCAGCACGTTGTCTATCTTGATCATCTTCTATGATGAAACTATCTTTAGTCTTATCACCTACAGCCACACTAAACTTAGGACCTAGATATGTCTCTGGTGGCTTGATGTTATAGATAGGTTCATCTACAATTAGTATCTTATTACTATGTCTTACTGAATTTAAATATTGTTCTAGGAAATCTAACTCACTATTCTTTGATGAAACTAGTATAAGAAATCCAGGTAGTATACCATTCTTCATGAATCGAGATTCCATACGACGTCGTATAGATCTATACATATCCATGACAGAATTCTTACTACCCTTAGGTGCATTTGAGAAATTCAACTCATCAAGTACTGCTGATATAACATTCTTACCTATGACATGCTGAGTATTACTACCAGCTATCAGTGATAATCCTTTACCAAATTCTATAGTATAATCATATTTACCACGTATAGTTACTCTCTCATTAAACCATGGACTCTGTTTTATATTCTCTACTATCAAAGAATAGAGACCAGTATATGCCAGATCTAATGTAAGATTCATTACTACAAATACTATAGGAGAGTTGTTTGTTAATCTATAGTACTGTCTAGGATTCTTTAGACACATAGTCTTATAGATCATATATGTCATCATCACAGCAGCTATCGTAGATTTGCCTGAATTATGGATAAAAATTAGATTACCATCCCTATCCTCTACACCATAGTTATGATAACCCTCTACAGTCATATCATAGACATCCGAATCATCATATTCCTCTATAGAAAGAACTGTATGATTCTTCATTTTAGATAACTGTATTTTATTTACAGGTAAGTTATTCTCTAATATCCAATCTAATTTAGAGTTATAGTGCTCACCTATGACAACATTTACTCTCATAGTAGAGCAACCTAGATAGTTAGCTATACTCCAAGTAGCACTAGTATTTATAACTCTAGCTGCATCTGTAATCCTATCTATAGTTATATCTTTTCTTAACCTAGGATGACGCTCCCTATTATAATCTATGGCCCTCTGTACCAATACCTTCCTATACTCTGAATCTATCCATTCTTCACCATACATAGAATCATTCATCAATCTAGCTTGGTAATCTCTCATCCTTTGAGATACCTCTAAACTCCTACGTCTATGTGATTCAGGATCTTTCCAATACTCTACAGCATGATGTGTTAGGTGATCTGTACTAGACAAAGGTATAAGATTATCAGGTGAGTTATTCATTTTATCATGATCTATATGATGTACTTGTATATCTCTAGTAAATTCTATCTCTGGGTACATACATTTAGCGACTTCCCTATGTACAGGTGCATCTCTATTACTATAACATAGATACCCTTTGTAGAATTTGGTATCGGATATATGTAGATATAGAGATTGTATACTGTCTCCAGGCTTTAGGTCTTCTGCATGTACATAGACACCTGTAGTTAATAGGAAAGGATGATCAGGTGTACATACTACAGAAAGATCATTAGAGAGATTTACTTTTATAGTTTTTATACGTGTACCTGTCTTTCTCACATCAGTGGCTAGACCAGGCTTCCAACTTTCTGTATTTATATCCCAGGAGTATACCCAGAACTTCTTTTGATCAGATTCTGACATTTCTTTTATAGTCATAGATCTACCATCTAGCAATCTGATCTTAGTATCCCCGTGTACACAACCAATAGCACCTGATAATCCTATCTCAAATGCTTTATTATAATTCTGGTGAAACGCTTTATGCATAAATCCTTTCCAATAAGGATATACTAGATCACCACCAGAATATACATCACCAAGGTATCTAGGATCTGAAATGAATTGATCTATACTAACAGGTACTTCCTCGTAGTCTATTGAGTATAGATCTTCTAATACAGATACACTAGTATCTCTAGATAATGCCTCGTCTAATAATATAGATAAGGCATCTTTTTCTTCTGGAGAGAATCTCCCTAGTACCTGTGTGACTGCGTCATTCATAATCATGTTACATCACCTATTTACTTAGAGACTATCAAGTATGTTATGATAGCGGTAAGTAGTATTGATACTATTAATATAGGTATATATTTATATAGTATCTTATTTTTCTTTATATCCTTTATTTCATGTGTTAATTCCTCTAAGTCTCTACCTTGTTTATGTAACTCAGAGGTCTGTTTCTCTACTGATACCGCTATAGAATGTACTGAATCTATAATGATCTTTTGTGATTGTACTCTATCATAGATATCAGATAGAGTATCCTCTAGCCTCTTTACCCTATCTTCTAGTAGTCGATCACTTACCTCTACCTTATCCATAAAGTTCTGTCACCTCTTACTATGATTACTTAAGACCAGCTTTAGTCAATGCATAAGTAAAAAGTGCGGTGACTACTACAGAAATCAATATACTTATAACATTATCCCATCGTTTAGCTGGTTTCAATTTGAGTTCCTGTACATCTGTCTTTAATGTACGTATACTCTCATCATGTGCATTAAGTTTTTGTGTCTGTAACTCTACTGATGTAGCTAGTTTATTGACACTCTCTGATAACTTTTGTAGATTAGAAACACTCTCACATAGAGTCTCAAATTTTGCCTCTAACCTCGTCATACTCAATTGTACATCCTTTAAATCAGTTTCATACTGATCTGGCATATGATCACCTACTATCATAAATATAGATACTTACAGTTATATTTGTTCAATATACTGATTGTCAGAGGCTAGAGGAACTCCATATGATGAGTACCCAGGAGTATGATTACCTCTCTGATATTCACCATATTTTATATAGATACCTTTATATCTATAAATCTCAGGAAACTTAACTCTTAATTCTTCATCATCATAGTGGGTATATAATATAACTTTTAATCCAGATATTGTAGCACAGTGCAATAGTTCAAGTAACTCATCATACTGCTCTGTCCATTCTAGGCCACCTAGTATTATACCTTCAGAAAACTTATAATCTTCTATTTCCTTTATAATCTCTTCTGCTGTAGATACTAGGTAGTCACCATCTTTTAGATTATCATGGAAACACCCAGGACAATCATGATGACACCCTATAGCAGAAATTAATGATCCTACAAATGGAGCATCTAATCTGTCATGATAAATACCTTTATACCTAATAGCTATACTCATAATAATCACCTCTACTTATAGAGACGTTATCAAGCTGTCCTATGCCACATATATACACCTATATATGGTTGAACATTATTATGAAATCCATCTCCACCAGTTTTCTGAATAGGACTAGGGTCGTCTATGAGATTACCACCAGTACCCCATCTATATCGATTTGAGCCGGATTGTAGACCATTTCCATATCCTTTCATGGTATGTCCATGTGATGGCATCTCAGAGATGACCAATTTATGGCTATACTCACCACCAGTAGACTCTGATGCTATCACTAAAGAATCTCCATTAAAATCAGTACCAGTACCTACACCGATTAGTACTCTACCTTCACCAAAAGATACCCATGTACCAAATCCAAAAAGTACAGACGGATTTGTAGATACAGTAGATATATAAATAGATCCTACAGGATATATAGTCTGTAATGTATTATTATTTACATTAGTAAACCAAGAACTCCATACTGTACCATCATAATATCTAGTAGATATACTACCATCACTAGCACAGAACTCTTGCATGATACTAGTACCACCTGGAGAAATATCTTTGACTATCAATCCAAAATCCCCAGATATAGGTCCACCTATATTACCGTTAGTACTACTACCTATATAGAATCCAGGTACCATCATTGTATCTATACTTACGTTTGCAGATAATTCTGTATATACTATACCAGAGGACATACGGAGTTTCCAACCTAGATCTATACCACCCTGTAGTTCAGCTAGCTTTCCTATACCTAAACCAAGACCATCCGATCTAAAATTAAAGAATACATTACCAGCTGCACGTATCACATAATCCTCAGTAGCCTGACCAGATATACCTTTCATCCTATCATATAAGATAAATCTTATATCATAGTTACTACTGATATCTCCTACTAATACGTTCAAGGATCTAGAGACATTCATAGGAGAGTATGTATAGATATTTGTACCACTAGGTGTAGTATCTTCTACCCATATATATGTATTATCTGTAGTCTTCTTATATCCTAATTTATACATATACCCATTATATTCATTACTATTTACGATGATAGAAGTTATAGTATAATATAATTCTATGTGTAGGTACTGACCCTCAGCATCAGCATTGCCAGAACTGTTTGCTCTATAGCCAGCTAGAGAAATTATCTCTGGAGTACTATAAGCTAATACAGATATTTGATTAGAATAAATGGTAGTCAAACCTCTAGAATCTACTATCTTTGAAGTAACAGTGACTGTACCTGCTACTTTTAGAGTATCATCAGAGATTACTATATAATTATTACCGCTAGGTTGTAGATAGTATTCTATTGAATCTACTGTAGTAGATATATAAGATAGTGTAGCATTATGTCGAACCGTAACATTACTAGCTATAACTTCTAGATGAGACATACCAGCTACATATCCATAGATCAAAGCAGTACCAGAAGAATCTACAGCAGATAATGCTAATGACATAGTAGGAAGAAACTCAGAAGTACTAGGTATAATGAAAGTTCTAGCTACCCTACTATAACCTAAACCTATAGATCCATTAAATGGTTGACATGTTATATATAATGTTTGACTCTGACTAGTCATTATGTCAGCTACACTAGCTGGTATTGCGATAGTACCTGTAGTTGTATTAGCTGCTACTGTATCTAGGATTATACTAGGTGCAGATGAATTTGACAGAGCTATACCTATTTGATGTGTCCAAGAACTACTACCAGGTGTAATCGTATAGGATATAGTACTACCATTTACTGTCAATGATGTCTCTGGTGATACTGAGAATCCTGATGATACTGGTATAGTTTCTAAACCTACAGTATTGTATGTAGTAGTAGCATAATGAGATGGACTACTATATCCTTGTCCTATATATGCAGTAATAGCACCAGGACTAAATGCTCCTTGCTCATCATGTTGTATAATTACAGTTCTATTTGTTAATACATCATGATTCTTATATGGACTATTACCACCACTACCTAGATCAAATAGAGTAGTATCACCTATCCTGATAATACCTCTCCAATATATACCAGATAATGTACCTGTACCACTGGAGTTACCGCTAGCATTAAATGATAAACTAAGAGTAGATCTTCTAGTAGCTTGATCCTGACTCACTAATGTTAGAGTTACTCTACCCCAATAGTCACCTGTAGTGATTTTCTTCCATGCACTTATATAGGTATCTCCTACCTGTAATGTACAGTTTTGATTAGTATATGTAGCCATTCATCTCACCACCTTAGTTACTAGATTCTGGTGAATATAAGAATGATAGTGATTTATCTACCATAGGTCTCCATAGATAATTACCCATTCGTAGAAATCCACCATCTTCTATAATACCATTCTTAAGTCTAAATCCATCAGATGTGACTGAACCTACCTCTATTTCTGTTACATCTCTCTTCATAAAATGTATACCATCTGAAGTATAATATGTAGAGATAGGTGAAGATACATCTCTATATTGTAGCCAATATTCTGTACCTGACTCTCCTATCTTCAATCCTATATATGTAGTACCTGTAGCTTGATATGTAGGATTGGAACCATCAGAATTATTACTATATCTACGATAGATCTGATAAGTAGTACCTGTACCGTCTACCTTTACAGAGATAGCACCAACGTCACCAGATAGTGATACCCACTTATAATTTTCTCTATTTGTAGGTGCTTGAGATGTACTGGTCAACGCTATACCTAGAGATTGACTCCTACTAGTAGGTTTATTTGACATACCATACACCATCTGACTGCCAGTAGAACTAGTACCAACAGCTGAATACCTCAGATGGATATACATAGAATTAACATCAGTTAATACACTAGACTCTCCAGAAGATAATATAGAACTAATCCTTAGTCCTAATCCCTCCCAAGAAAATCTTGAGGTGATAGTACCTATATCAGCTAGATTATCAGATACAGTTAGAGCTATCTCTTCGAAAGATGCATCTAGAGCAGCTACTCTAGATATCAGACTGTCAGGATTATTTGCAGCTAGTACTTGATCTGTAATAGTATTATTTAGAGTATATAGATTAGTCTCTGTAGTATTCACTCTACCAGACAATCCATCTACAGTATTATTTAATGATGTAACTCTATCACCTACACCCTCTATCTGATCGACTAACTCTTCTGAGTCTAATACTACTGTGATTATCTCATCATCTAATTGTTGTGTACCTGCTTGGTCATAATATAGGATACATCTTATATATCTATAACCTTGACCTGTAGGTATAGTTTTAGTTATACTACTGGATGGTCCTATTATACTATCATAAGTATATGTATTACCATCAGTAGAATAACCAACCTTATAATAAGCAGATAGACTAGTTGGTGTACCTGAGCCACTAGATTGTTTAGCATAAAATGTAAGAGAGGATGGAGTATAAGATGTAAAGTCTAGACTAGTTCTTATTACTGACTCTCCTATTTCTAAAAACCTTACTACAGCATCAGCACCTGCTGATCCTGGGAGACCATCTTCTACATAGATTACAGGTGTAGTCCATTCACTGCTCTCTATAGTATCTGTACTATTACTAGAGATAGCAGTAGCTTGTATAACATAAAGAGGATTACCATTATTATGAGGTATAGTCTTTGTCCAATTACCGAGAGAAGATCCAGATAATACACCAGTACTAAATGTATAAGTGAGAGACCCACTAGGTTTACTAGGAACATTATCTGATCTTTGATATAATAATATAGTAGCACTATTTAACCCATCAGATCCTATACTAGATATTAATGTAGGTGTACTCCATTCAGTATATGCTATAGTGTCGGTAGAATCCCTACCTCTAGCTGTCGCTGCTGTTACATATAGAGGATTTGTACCTGTAGGTATCTCTGTACTCCATCCACTAGGTACAGAAGATAATGTCCTAGTCTCAAATGTGTATGTAAGTGTATCTGTCCAGTCTATACTAGGAGCAGTAGTAGCTCTCTTATATAGATACAGGATAGCATTAGACACACCATTACTACCATCTGTACCTTTATATAATGACCATTTATATGAAGTAGCCTCAGTAGGAGCAGAAGGTCCTTGTGGTAATAGATCTGAACTATCTAGTATTACAGCTATACCTATATAAGGTCTACTAGGATCAGTATCAAAGCTAGGTTGACCGTCATGCATACCATCACTATAATCTGAATACCTGATGAAAGTATAAGAGGTCAGACCATTGATACCAGTACTACCAGGTTGTCCTCCTTTAATCTTGTATAGATTAAATCTTATAGTAGAGGATAACCCAGAGTATGTAGCAGATAATTCTACATATCCTGTATCACTAGTCATGTTAGATACAGTTAATACTCTATTTAGATAGGAGTATGTGATACCAGTACTAGTGCTAGATACAGATATAGTAGCTGAATTTGATACATTCTCCCCTCTATAATACACAGAGATAGTAGTCTTAGCATTAGTATAATTAGCACCACTACCATCATATAATGTGGGTATCTGTACACTATCATTTGATAGATCTAATGTCAATACTCTAGTAGATGCATCTATTAGATCATAGGCATTCTGTGCAGTTGTATTCGCATGATCAGCAGTAGTATTTGCATTAGAAGCATCAGTCATAGCTGTATTTACAGCAGCACCTAATGTACCGGGTGTACCACCTATAGTAATGTGTAATCCAGATGCATCTGCTTCTATATCCATCAACCTAGTAATACCAGATAATGTCCATGCAGTACCATTCCATCTATATAATCTTTTTACACCTGTCTGTGTAACCCATAAATCACCTGCATTTATTATACCTGTAGGTGTATCATCTTGTTTAAATACTTGTATGTTTTGATTTATTGCGCTAGCTTGATCTACTACATCATCTATCTCTTGAGATGTCTGTGCAAATGCTAGCTTTAATTGTGTATCTGATAACTCTTGAACAGTACCATATAGAGTACGGTAACTACTCATCATTATACTAGAAGTATTACCCCAGCTAGATCCTACCCATCTCATAGCTATGAGATTATCATTGATCCATACATCACCTATTGCAGGTGAACTAGGTGATACATGTGAGGTAGTGACAGTACATACACCTGTACTATCATAGATACTAGCTATCTCTTGTATGGCAGATATTATATCTGATACATCTAATATATCATTCCAGGTAGATCTATAATACATCTTTACATTTTCATAGGATAAATCTGTGGATATATTGTAAGATCCGTTAGTAGGGCTACCACCTATATAAATATTTGAGGTAGCTACTTTCTCATCTATAAGATCTGTTAATAAAGAATAGATATCAGATAGATTTGGTACCCACGTATGATTAGATCCTCTCTTCATACATAGAGTAGCTACCCTAGTATCTGAAGACCCTACGACTACACGTGCAGTATTAGAGGAAATACCTGTATTGAAATATACTGTCTTATAATATCTAGTATATCCAGTATAAGGACTAGCTACTGACCCTGACTCAAGTACCTCACCATTATCTAGTGCTATATCAACTTCATGATCTGCATCTACTGAGATAGTATATAATGTATTGCTCATCACATATACTATCTGAGATATAGATGTATTTGCATTTATTAATCTACTGCGTAGATTTCTTATACCTAGAGAGAATGATGCACCTATAATAGGATTATTTGACCCATAATCTATATACCTAGTATCATCTAAGGTATCTGAATTTGTAAAGATATTACCTATAGACAATGTAGTTATAGAATCAGTCAATGTAGTCTGCTCTACCCACTTAGGTACATTAGATGCACTAGTATTGATACAAATAGTATTTGATCTAGTATTTACCCATACATCATATCTACTAGTATTATCACGAGGAGTAGCTGGACCTACAAATATCTTTGATGTACTACCTACACCTCTATCTTTAAAGATAGACCCTATAAATTTATCTAATGAATATGATACTGGATCATTAAATTCATCTGTAGATACATTTCGTATATATGCTCTCTCACCATCATACCATATATCATAAGTACTACTAGGTGATGTATTAGAATAAGATACAGTGAGATATCTAACAGATACTAGGTTGACTATAGGATCTATTGATAGATTAGATACATTAGAAGATATACTAGATATCATTGATACCCATCTATTAGATAGATACATGTAAGGTATATTAGACTCATCCCCTATATATAAATAGACATCACCAGTATTATAGATTGATGATGTCGTAGGAGATGATGTAGATGTATATAGAGTTATACTACCATTTGTAGATAGATAATCTGATAGAGTAGAATAGATGAATACTTCAATATCCTGTCCTACTGATGTATAAGATGTACCATCATAATATTTGATATCAGACTTATCTGTAGAATTTATCCAATAATGTGGATTACTATCAGAGATACTAGGTTGTTCCTCTGATAGATAGATCTTAGCTAGGTTACTACCATATAATGTAGATAAATCTAATTGAGATACACCTCTTAGGTAATATACTGCTAGACTAGATAGTAGAGACTCTTTAGCAGATACCTTAGAGGATCTCAATAGGGATACATCCTGATCTGTTATATCTATACGATCATTAAGTATTTCTTGTAAGGCTATCAATTTATCATTCATGATCTTATTGATACCTACACCATTGATATCCTTTACTGCATCTATAAGAGTAATAGGATATAGATAATCATTAGTGGATGTCTCACGTAATTGTATGATCTTATGTAATAGTGAAGTCTCATCTTCTGTTGTAGTATCATCACTATCTTCGAATAACTCATCTAGATTATTCTCATCAATGTACTCCATACGTTAGACACCTCCTCTTAGTTATAATAAAAGTATCGTACTAAAATTGTAGTCCTAGTAAATAATTAGGATGAAACAATAATAGTACGATACTCAATGGATTATAGATTAGATATCATCCATATCTGATGGTATAATATCTGGATCATCGTCTAGGTCATCATAGTCATCATCATCCATATTAGGACCATCCTGTGCTATAGCTGGTTCTAGATCTGCTAGGATATCTTTCCATTCTGCTACTACTTGATTGATATAAGATCTAGTCTCTATATCTGCTTGTTGTTTAATCTTTTCTATCAGAGGTAGACGTGATTGTATCAGAGTTACTAGAGATTCATCAGAGTATGTACCCTCATAGTAATCATCTATTCTCTTATTAATCAGATCATTGATAGTACCAAACTGCTCCATAGGTGAAGCTACATATCCATCATCTGCCTCATCTAATATAGATGGATTTAGATTCATAGACTTAACAGCTTCAGGTGTAAGTAGAATAGGAGGCTCTGAGTATGTAAACTCATAGATACCTCTCATACTATTACACCATTCTTTTACAGTATCCTCAGCTATCTTTGTAGCGTCATCAGGATTATCTGCCTCTACATACTGATTGGATATCAAATTCTCAGATATATCATCCGTCTCATGATAATAATGACAATAGACTAGATACTTAGACATTTATATCACTCCTCAAATATTATATTCTCTAAATTGTTGTCTGTCAGCATATTCACTCTTCTTACCCTTATTCCAATATTTAGTATCACGGATATATCCTGTGATCCTCTGTAGTTGGGTAGTCTTCTTCCCACACTTTGGACAATAATCATAATTATTATTTAGATGACCATGATCCTCACATAGAGTGACTACAGGAGATATAGAAATATAAGGTAGGGAATAATTCTCAAAAATAGTACGTACTAGGTGCTTAGCTTGTGCAGCAGACATAGGTCCACCACAATACATATGTACCACAGTACCTCCAGTAAACTTACACTGTAGTTCATCTTGATGATCAAACAGTTCCTTTACTCCAGTAATCTTTTTTACAGGTATATGACAGGAGTTAGTATAATAAGGAGCATCGTCTGGACCTTGATGTATGATATCAGGATAAGCTTTCAGATCTAGCATAGCAAGACGATAACTAGTAGACTCAGCAGGGGTAGCTTCTAGATTCCAAAGCACAGATATATCCTGTTCTTGATAATCAGAGAGTCTAGCTCTCATCTTATCTAATACCTCTAATGCAAACTCTTTACCTATAGGACTAGTTATATCTACACCTATGAGATTTTCACACATATCTGACATACCTATCAGACCTATGGTAGAGAAATGATTATCCATAGTTCCTACGTAAGTTTCAAATGCAGGTAGTAGATGTCTAGCAAGAATCTGATCTTCTAAGTACTTACGTTTAATCTGAAGAGATTCTCTAGCTAAATCCATATAATGATACAACTTATCATAGAATATATCATTTGGACTCTTATCACCTTCATTACGCAGAGGGTGAGATGCTTCATAAGCTAAGCGGGGTAAATTGATAGTCACTACACCAATACTACCAGTAGAGTCTCCAGATCCAAATAAACCACCATTACGTTTAGTCAACTCACGTAAATCTAATCTCAATCTACAGCACATACTACGTGCTTCCTCAGGATTCATATCACTATTAATAAAATTAGCAAAATACGGTATACCGTATTTACCTGCTAACTCAAATAATAATTCAGCTATAGGAGAATTCCAATCAAAGTCTTTCGTAATATTATATGTAGGAATAGGGTATGCAAATGGTCTCTGATTATAATCTCCCTCTATGAATACACGTAAAAATGCTCTATTGAGCATATCCATTTCTTCCTGACAATCTGCATATGTAAATGGCATCTCTTTACCTGCGATAATAGGATGCTTATCCTTCATATCCTTAGGTACCTTAAGATCCATAGTCACATTAGTAAATGCAGGCTCAGCACCACAACGAGAATTAGAATTCAATGCATAAATAAATCTCTGTACTTCTTGTAGTACTTTAGTTTCATCTAAACCATCTTTCTTTACATAGGGTGCTAATCTAGTATCAACAGAAGAATATGCTACAGCACCAGCTATCTCATTCTGGAATGTTGTAGTCAGATTTACTATCTGTGCAAATGCTGAATCTATATGTTTAGGTGGGGAACTACGAGAGACATTAGGTATACCATGTATACCCTCTTCAAGGATCTTCTCTAGATTATACCCACAACAATATAGAGTTAGACCAGAAGAAAGATCATGTATATGAAAATATCCTTCATCATGTGCATTCATTATCTCAGGATTAACTGGAGCATACACATGATTACGCCAATATTCACTAATGGCTACACCTGCTATATGTTTATTCATAGCACCTATAGTTGGTGCTGCATTACTATTCTCATGTACCCTCCAGTCACTTTTATCTAGGTACGTTTCAACTGTAGACTTTACATCCATTTATACTACCTCCTGCTACTGATTATTTTGTGAATCATATAATAGATATTTTCGATTTAGAGATTGTATCAATGCTTTATACTTACCAATAGTAGGTCTCTTATTAGAGAGATCACCACGGATATAAGTATAACCTAATATCTCATCATCTCCGTTTGAGATCATACAGTAGGTAGTACGATTACCTATAGTACCAAAGGTCACTGTATATCCTTCACTCTCTACGGCAGATATTTTCTCTGAGATCATAGACTCTATCTCTTCATCTGTTTTCTGATATAGCTCATTCAAAGATATTAACCTCCTTCCTAAATAACTTGTGAGGTTATAGTCTTATATATTAACCAATATACAGGAGTATTACCTAGATACTGACTGCCTTCTTACGTGCAGAATCAATTGAATCAAGAACTGCAGATAGTCCTCTTTTAGTATACTCTATACAGTCTATGAGCCAATCATCGAGATAGATAAGTACAGCAGGGGTAGTAGTAACTTTCCTATTTTTCAATATGAAAAGTCTCTTAGTATCTTTATTAGATACTAGACTTAGATAATCATACTCTTTATACTGTATACCTCTAGTAGAGAATTCTTCTTTTAATTCCATACAATGAGAACAATTTTCCTTAGAGATCATCTCAATCACTAAATTATCAGACATCATTAGAACCACCCTTCATATAATATATCTGAGATAGTATCTTCACTTATTCTATTATTGACCATCCTAGCTAAATGATATGCATCTGATACATCATTTACACTAGATTCAGGTATAGAACTCTTAATAGATTTCATATGTCTTTGATCTACATGATCCATCATATCCTCTTTAGTAGCTTTCTTACTACCTGTAGCATACTCTTTTATTATATCCGGATTGACCCTAACTATAGAGACGTTTGGATATATAAATTTAGTTGATAGTATAGATAATTTCAATATACCTATATTTTCTGCTAACTCTAATATAGTACCAGATTGATACCCATACCTCATCTGATGCATCTGAGATTCATAGGCTATATATCTTATATCTTGATTATAGGTATCGAATACCATCCTATAATAATCATAGATATATTTTAATCTATGAGGATCACCTACTGGTGGACGTATTGTGAGATAGGCTATTGGTGTATTCTCACCAACAGGTAATATACATAATCCCGTTGAATTTAGAGATGGATCTATAGCTATGATTAAATCCTTATGAATCATCTCTAGTCTTCCTCCTATCTAGATATTTTTGAAGATCTTCTGGATTTACGTGAGGTACCCTACGATGTGACCCCTCTATCCGAAATTCTGCATATCTTAATTCTTTTGATTTTATAGCTTCTATTATATCTTTTACAGTACAGTTGCACATAATAGAAGCTTCTAATAACGGTTTATATTTTGATCTCAATATATCTGTAGGATAGATAGTATTCTCAGTAAAACTCATCCATCATCATCCTCTTCCGCAACTTCTTTGTATATATTATCTATCTTATCGTAGAGAGAAGGAGACATATATACTCTTAATTTATACCTAGTACGGGAAGGGTATACAACACCACGTAATACCCTATTACGCTTAGCTAATAACCCTATAGATAATGTACCTATAGGTTTTATATAGAGATCTGGTGTACTCTTAAATCCTTCTATCAGAGTATCAGAGAATGCTTCTACGATCTTTTCTGCTTCTTTAGTATCAACATCTAAACCAAGATTACATAGAGCTTCACTATATTTTAATAAGAAAGCTTCATAATCCTTCTCATAATTTGTCAATCTCATCACCGACTTCCTCCACTACTTCTTCACTAATACTAAAAGGTACAGGTTCTTCTGGCTCTACATTTCTAAGTAGCATCTCAAAAGCATCACGTATTTTCTCTCTAGATGTAGAAGAGAGATTAGAAATTATACTCTCTGCTTTAGACTCAGTAGCTGGTGATGCTCCATTAGCATAGAGAGTCTGTTGTCTAGCGTCCAGATAGACCTGTATGTCTTTAAAAGTACTGTCAGGTTGTATTAGTTTCATAATGAAAGATAGATCATTATTAATAGAGTAATTCAACTCAGACAATAATCTAAGACTCTGGCTAGCTGTCATATTTTGTAGCTCTTCTTCATTAGATAATCTGTCTAATAGTTTATCTGTAATATCTACCATCCTAACTATTGACTTTATCTTCCTACGTGCTACACCTATGACCATTACCTTGAATTTATCTTCATATCCATTCAATATCCTATTGATAGCAGTCTCTAAAGATCTATTTACTAGATCATCTGGATCTTCATCAATATATTTCACCAACATATCTAACTGATCTGTGTTACCTCTGTCTAAAAAAGCTGGACAAGTTTCTACATCTTCGCGACCATATTCTCCAGGTAGATGCTCATAGTTACTACATATGATATCCTTTAGATTCATATTTAAGCAATTTCTACATTGTTCAGGAATTTTTCGCATTGTAACTCTCCTTCCTTTTTATATCAGATAAGTATTTATCAAATATACGTAGGATAGTCCTATAAGGTAGACCATAAGTCTCAGAAACTGTATACAGATTCTCTCTATCCCCATCAGCTAAAGTATATACCGTACTACCTAGGATAGTGTCACCTATAGACCTACTATCTGGTATAGTAATAGTGGTACCTCCAAAGAGTTTGATAAATCTCATTAATATATCTTCACCAAACTCTGCGTAGATATCTGGGATAATAGTATCTCCATACAGTAATGATAATGTTTCATAGTCACCTGTACGTATCCTATTTACTATAGAATCTATATTTTTAGAATTCATTGTCAATCCCTCATCTACTCCCCAATGTAGTAATGTATAATTTTTAGCTACAGAGTATAGGTAATCGACTCTAGAGAGGTAGAATTTACGTTCTTTATTAGAAAAACGTAGACTATGTAATCTTGATACCTTATCGACCTCTTTTTCATCCATCAAAGAATACCTAGCATACATCATTTCTCTCATCATACGAGAAGATTTACCTATCCTATGAGATAGAAGATCTATAGCTACCTTATAGATATCATCTTTCAAAGTATCTACAGCTATCTTGGACTCTACATAGGATTCGATACCAGATTTAGTAGATTTAGCATAGATTGAATCTGGATCATACTCACATGTCATATGATTATTATGATAGACATGTACAGTATTAATCATTGATTTATATGCTATCCTTTTTATATATTCATAATAATTATCTATGTGAATATACTTATCCCACCTTAGAGTCATATCAGAATATATAGACAGCAATGTATCTTGTATTAGATCTTCTCTAGCATAAAATCTATCATCATATTGTGAAATAGATTGATAATATACTATATTTACTATAGGCATTATCAATTCTAATAACTCTGTATCTATCCTATCAAAATTCCCATACTTAAATACATCAACACATACTTCATGTAGTCTCTCATATTGTACAGGAGAAGATAGCTTATCGTCTATACTCATAGGATATCACCTCATTTATATAGCCTATCTGCTATCTTTATACCTGAGAATATCTCCCCACATTTCTCTCTAAGAGAAGACCTATACAATACATCTTTATTCTTTAGATCAGAAAGTGTAGATAATACTCTACCTATACTAGTATCTTTAATATTCGTACATCTCCAGAGATAGTCGTCATACTTGGACTCAAAACTAGAGTCAGAAGAATAATCTTTTATCAGAGACTCTACTACACTGAGCTCATTTGAAGCACTGACTATCTCACTTATCTCTTCTAGACTTAATCTATCCTCTAGATTTATAGAATCATGCTGACTGATCAGGTCACTCATAAATTCAGGTGTTTCTATCTCTGAGAGAACTCTTTGTACGAGAGTATCTATACTCAAAGAATAATCCTCAGTGTATCTATCATACCTACCAGAAGTCCTATTATAGAATTTAGAGGGTAGATATAATATCTGCCCATCAATATTCAGATATCTTCTAACCCATACAGATGTATAACCTCTATAGATACGAAAAACGATACCACCATAATTAATATATTTATCTGTTGTATATAATAGTGAAAAAGAATCATCCTCAGAGATAAATTCTACTAACCTTACCCTAGGGTTATCTGACATAGAAGATACTATTCTAGAGATACTATTATATTCACCTATAGGTAGATACTTATCTGGGTGTATACTAGATATCTCTTTACCTGTATACTCGACCACGAGGGTTGTATCTCCTGTAACATTCTCATACATAGACCTGATCTCTGTCATTAAATCTGGAGTAAGGTATTTATTTTGTATCAAGAAGTCAGGTAGATGTAAATAATCTCTCACATGATACAGTAATGTATTACATAGAACCATATCTACTATATCTAGGATTTCTGATACATCATATTTTTGATAACTCAGATTATTCTGCTTCTCCAGATACTCCTTGATCTGATCCTCTATCTTCAGTATCAGCATCATTAGATTCCTCCTTAGATTTCTTTAAGTTATCTATATACTCTTTACGTTGTTTATTATACTCATCTGTATGAGCCTTGAGAGACTCTAAGAATCTAGCATCATCCCAATTTCCACTCTCTTGCAAGAGATCTTTCATAGTCTCTAGATGAATCGTCTGAGATACTATGATATCAGTCAGTCTAGTTAATTCATTACGAAAAGGACCATTAGTGAAATCTTCTACTACAGCCTGAGCTATCTGCAGACATTCAGCAATAGTAGCAGGAGTATTTAACCTCTGATCTAGAGAGGACTCTCTACTCTGCTTGATAGGTACTACCTTACCTGCAGGACCATCAAATCTTTTCTTACCCATTATGATATACCTCACTTTCCTGTAGACCCATATCCACCTGTTCTCTCATTACTCAGAGGACAATCATCATCTGTAATCTCATATTTCTTAAAGATACCTTGAGCGATACGAGTTCCTTTCTCAAATCTCAGCTCATGATCCTCAAGATTGTGAATTATGAAACCAATCTCTTTACCAGCATAATCTGCATCGATAACACCGATACCATTAGTAAAGATCATAGCATACTTAAGAGACAACCCACTACGTAAAGACATCTGTAGAAATTCATCATCCTCCATATATGCAGTTACACCAGATTTGACTAGAGTAGTCTTATGTGGAGGAAGTACTACATCACAAGGTAGATAGAAATCATACCCAGCAGATTTATTAGTACCTCTAGTGGGTAGTCTCACATCTGAATTTCCAAAATTTTTAAAGTAACGTCCCATATAAATCCTCCTATCAAGATATAATCGTAGTGACACCACTACTATTTTTACTAACAATGATGCTACTATCAAAATATGATTTTAGATCATCATTGTGAGTTACTACAAAAATACGAGATAGATTACAAAAATCCATTTTCATTTTCAATACCTGAAGTATATTAGAGACTCCTACATTATCTAGCGTATCCAGAACCTCGTCTATGAATAAAACATCTAAACCTAGCCCACAATGTAGATAACAATAATCATGTAGTGCAAATTGTATACTTATATCCAGTCTTCTTTTCTCACCATTAGATAATGAATTATATGTATAATCACCATCTAAAGATCTCATAGAAATTTTACCTTTAGCATTCATCTCTATAGACATAGGCTTATCAAGCAATATATTAGTATAAACAGACAACCTAGAATTTATAAACTCTACTACAGAAGTCAGGATATCAGATATGATACCTGTTGAGCTGAATATCTTTTTATGAATATATTCTAGAGCATCTTTTCTCTCAGAAAGAGAAACTAGTTTCTCTTTAGATTCTTTTATCTGTATAGCCATATCTTCAGATAGAGACTTCACCTGCTCAATCTGAGCTATCCTTGATCTAATATCTGATAATTTATTGCTTATATTAGATATATAATCTCTAACAGAATTTCTATCATTCACTACTCTAGTCATCTCATCATCTAGAGATGACCTCTTAGAGAATAATACATCTAACTTAGGTAATGATCCTAGCTCCTCTATAGTAGGTCTAAGATAACTCTGGACATTTTGTAATTCTTTATCTAAAGACTCTATCAGTCTAGATGTATTATCTACTACCTGACCACAAGTAGGACAAATAGGTTTCTCAGTATTAGAGACGTCAGATATCTTAGAGGATACTTCTGCTACTCTAAGTTGATACCCTTCAATAGCTGACTCCAATCTATGTATCCTATCTACTGTAGTATCTATTACTCTCATCTTATCCTGTATACTAGATATCGATTTATCATAATCTGGTATACGGTTATTATAATCTAAAAGTTCAGACTCAGTAGTCCTACTCTCACCTATGAGTTTATCATATTCAGAAATATCTGTAGACTTTGATACTTCTATGGATCTTTCACAAGCAGAGATATATCCAGATAGTTCAGATACTTCATTAGAGATTTTAGATAGACCATCCATTACCTGTCTATCAGACAATGATATATTATGTGTCATTCTTATAGTCTGTTCTAGCATCCTCTTCTTATCTGGATCACTCAAAGATGTAAACTTAGAAGAAAGTCCTTCACCCATCAACATGACACCTACTAGTATATCTGCAGGTGTATCTAGTAGATCGTCTATCAAGGATTGAGTATCTGTTGGTAGTCTCTGAGACTTGTCTTCTTCATTGATAAAGAATTTTACAGAATTACCATATTTATCATGACCTCTGTATCTAGAGATACGATAAGTATTTGTACCTAAAAAGAAAGTTAGAGTAACTTCACAATTAGACCCTACTACTCTATTGATTACACCATCAGCAGTTAAACCTCTAAGTGTTTTACCTGTTAGTGCATAATATACACCTTCTAGTATAGTAGATTTACCAGACCCATTACTGTCATATCTACCATCCTCATTTATACCAGAGATTAATGTCATACCATCATAATGATAGAAATCTATGAAACTATTGAGATGAGAAAGAAAATTCACCATTTCTAACGATTTCAGTTTTATCATCGTTACACCTCTTCTACTAGAATTCCAGGATACTCAGATAAAAGAGACTGCCTCATAGTATCTGATATAGTAGAATCTTTAGAAATCCTAGACTCTATAAAATCTGGGACATTGATCTTCTGTACTTCAGATTTACTAGACAACATTACATCAGAAGATAATGACTCTGGTAATACTTTTCTAAATGTAACATATCTATAGTCTGACCAATCCATTTCTCCATATTCTTTATAGAAATCATCATCTGTATAATCTATCCTTAGACAGATCTTCTCTCTATCATACAATTCTTCTAATGAACCATTTAATACACTTTTTTGATCTATGATATAAAATCTATACGGGGACTTTAGAGGATGGGTCTCTATCACTTTTGTCTCTGTATCATATACATATATATTGATAGAATCTCCAAATCTCATCTCACCGAACTTACTCGGTAATACTGAACCTACATTTAAGATATTACCATATAAAGAAGGTAGATGTATATGTCCATTAAACACAGTAAATCTATTATCTATAGTATTCTTAGATTTACTCTGTATGCCTAGACTATTTATAGTCATACCAGAAAATTCATCATGTGTAAAAAGGATAGACCCCTCTTTTATATTATCTGGTATCATCTTACCATATGGAACAAATACTAGATTCTCAAAACTATAGACCTCAGATATAGGTATTAGATTATCTACAAGATCTAATAGATCAATTAAGCTAGAGTCGTCATTACCTATATCATGATTACCAGATAGTACGTAAGTCTCTCTCATGGACATTATACTCAAAACATTAGAAACTAATTTAGTATCTATAGCTAGAAGCCTAGATTTATCAAACAAATCCCCACAGCATACTACAATATCTACTCCTGAGTTAATGAATACTTTATAAATCTCTCTAAATGTATCTATGATATTGTAGTATCTATCTGGTAGATACGATATCTTTCTAGTGATATGTGGGTCAGAGAAGATACCTATCTTCATTAGTTATCACCTCCTAGGATAGAGACAGAGCCACCCTCCATAACTTTCTTGATATACTCTTTATTTATCATACCATCGAAAGGATATAGTCTGCATTGTTCTCCAAGTCCTAAGAGATCATTCTTAGTGACCTCACCAAATTCGAGTACCCCCATGATCTTCATAGCTGTACTAAGATCATACTCTTCAGATCTAAGACCCTCTACCATAGTCATTAGTTCTGGTATTGAGAATCTTTCCTGAGAGATATCAATTAGCGCCATATTCCTATTAAAAATACTATCATCTGCTAAGGCTAACTTTTGATATCTAGCTCCCTTGAATGTGGCTGCTACCTCTTTAATCCTTTGTACAGATAACTCTGTTACAGGTATTTTAGATAGGACATCCATTACTGTCTTCTCACCTACACCTTTACAGATAGATGGTATATTATCAGAACCATCTCCAAGAATCACCTTCTGATACAAATAATGAAGAGGAGATGGATACCCTGTAGCTTGTTCGAAATAATCTAATTTTATAGTCTCACCCTTGATAGGACGATACACATCTATATCATCAGATACTAATGTAAAGAAGTCTCTATCTTCAGAGATGATTACCTTCTTACCCTTAATGAGATGTGCCAATTGAAAGATAACATCATCTCCTTCTTTACCTTTCACTGACACGATATGTATACCAAGACTCTCTATCAATTTCCTGGACCAAGATTGTTGATGCAGATAATAATCTAAATCTGTCATACCTACATCCTTAGATACCTCGTCTACACCATCTCTCTTTTTATAATCCTCATACAAAGACTGACGTCTTTGACTATGTCCTCCTTCAAGAGACACTACGATACTAGTAGCTTCGAAATTTCTACGTAAAGAACAAAGGATCTTACAAAATCCATAAATAGCTCCAGTAGGCATACCTCTAGAGTTAGACAACTCTCTATAGGATTGTTGGTACATCGCACGTCGTAAACTGTGAGCCCCATCCACGATTAGAGTCATTCTCTCTATTGAAGGTTTATACGAACGCATCCAGACCCTCTCCCCCTTTTCCAACCCTTTTCTTCATATTCTAAAGATTCTTCTGGAGATATATAGACTTTCTCTAATGTATCTTGATTATGCATCCAAATTTTTCCTCTATGTGCTATAGACTGTTTCTCTCTATAATCATCATTAGTCCATAGAGTAGTCATAGAATTACTTATCATTTCTCTCTGACACTCTGTCATAGGGATACCTTTATTGTGAGGAGGATTCTTAGAAAATCTTAGTTTCTGTGAGATAGATTGTCTCTTACTAGATTCTTCAGAGAAAGGTTTACCATAATTAGGATTACCTTCACCTTTAAATCTCTCAGACATCATCTTCTTCCATTCTTCAGTATGTCTCCTACCTCTAGTAGCTAAAGATATCTTTCTCTTCGTTTCTTCAGAATGACGTTTACCTGTATTAGCTATACTTAATTTCCTTCTAGTCTCTTCAGACATAGGTTTTCTCTTCTTCTGACTCTCACTCATATGGTCTCTCCAGTATTTAGGTAATCTATCTCCTCTCCTAACAGGATATCCATATGATGTATTAGTCATATTATAATATAGAGGATTATTCTTAGCATCTACTTTATTCAGCCAATACTCTTCTCTTTCTATCAAAGAATCAAGATCTTCACAATACTCTAAGATCTTTCTAGTAAAATTTTCTCTACCGAAATAATCTATAGCATTAGAGAGTAGAGTACCACTACCTAGATATTCATCATCAACAGAATTACCTTCTATTACCCTTCTACCTATATACTTTCTACCTGTGATATTACAAGTCGTTTCATATATAAATCCGTAATGCATCTCCGTTGCACCTCCTATTATAATAGTCAGATAGACGGAGCACATTCAGTTAGTCAAAGTAGGGTACTCAAGTTAATCACCTCACTAATAGAGACGTTTGAAAAATATAGGCTACCTAACTAAATGCCAGGTAGCCTATTTCTTTATTCAGTCATACTAGTAGTCTCTTCTTCATCAGGTACGGCTGTAGTCTCAGACATACATGCTTCAACTACAGACTTGACATCAACACTGTCTAAGGCTACATTTGTAGGAAATTTTTCACGTAGACTCTTAAGTATTACATTACATAAATATTCAAAGATCTCAGGCCTTTGTTCTATTAGATCATAGAACTTAGATAATTGGAAACTGATCTCCTCAGATGTTATCTCTCCTGTATCTGGATCTACTTTCTCATAGATAAACTTCTTCCAGGATCCTGCATCTCTGAACCATTTATTAAGTCTCAGATATTCTAGAACAGATGTAGCTCCTATGAATCCTCTTGATTTAGAGAAGATAACAGGGAAAGATGCTACAACAGGTGTAACCTTATTCTTGACTATAGATACTATGATATAATCTGTTATCCTATAATTCTCTGCATCTCTTTCACCTGAACCAGACTTTTTAAGATATAAAGATAGATGTTTACCGTGACGTAATCCCCTACCTCCAGGTGTTGTGATAGCAGGTTCGTATAGACCACCCATAGTATCTATAACTTGATTTATAAGAATCATACCTATCTTAGGACAATCTACTACAGCTACCATATATCTAGAAAGAAATGCTTTGATCAATCTTGCACGATAGGCCATACCTTGACCAAAATCATTTCCCTCTACCTGTGTCTTTACAGGAGAAGCTGCAAGACTATCCCAGACCAAGATATGTGGAGGACTATTCTCAGACATCCAAGATTTAATCTCCTCTACTTGAGATACCCCATACCCTGATCTTTGTGCATCTTCATAAGTAGGTTTCCATTTAGGATCTACCAACCAAGGTAGATATGTAGATTTATACATCTCAATATCTGAGAGTATAATCTCATTTGCCTTCTCCATATAAGGTGGACGATAAGGTATAATAGAATCAGGGTCAACTCCTTGAGTAGCTGCCCATCCTCTATCAAAAGACTGTTCACTGTCAATCCATGTTACATATCCACCTAGATCAGTACATTTCTTACAAAATCTATAGCTGATAGTGGTCTTACCATGAGACTCTTCTCCCCATATCTCTATGATAGATCCGTCTAGGGGGATTCCTCCCCCTAGAGCTAGATCAAGAGTAGCAATACCAGATGAGAGTCTATGAGAGAAACCATTGCCATGATAGACACTTTTAGAATCTACTATAAGTTTCTCTAGATCTATCGACATCTGGATTACCTACCTTTCTGAGAACATTCAACCTCATAGCCACAGACTACACAATTAACGCTACTAGGATTATACTGCCCATAGCACTTAGGATAGTTCACCCCATTAGTCTGTTGAGGCATTTGAGGGGGCTGTGGAGCCTGTTGTACAGGGTTTACAGGAGGGGTCGGGGACGTGGGCGCCTGATATGTATTAGGCTGCTGAGGAGGCTGTGAGACCTGAGGAGGTTGCTGACTGACCGTACCACCGTATTGAGACGGAGGTACTGTCTGAGACTGCTGTACTGGGGTATACTGAGGCTGTGGTACTGCGGGAGGAACAGGATTATACTGAGGCTGCTGCATACCATATCCTTGAGGAGGTACTTGACCATAATTAGGGATTCCTCCCATAGACTGTTGTGTCTGAGGAATTCCTTGCCTCATAACTGTAGCAGATCTGTTGAGAGATTCAACCATAGGATTTACCCTATCATCCTCAAATCCCTGTCCAAATACCTCATCAAGATTATACAGTTCCAATTTCTCCAATACCTCATTTGGAATAGAAGTCTTACCCTGAGGAGAAAGTGTTGTAGAATACTTGGTAGAGAGACCAGTACCTTCTTTTGTTACAATGATATCAATACCTTGGATAGGGTCAGTGATATCTCCGATAAGAGGAGACGTGATCTGATTAACTATCCAAGTATAAACTGTCTTAGGTACCCTCATCAATACGTGAGTATAGGGAGCCATAGTACCAGCAGTATCCCTACCCATCTTAGATGCATTATCATATGCAGGATCAAACATGACCAAGGCATTGATATAATACGTGACAGTATTTGGGAGATAGTCATCGATTGAGACACCAGCTTCACGGAGACGTTCCAGACCAGCACAGATATTACAAGGCTTACCGAAAGTACGGTGTACACATGTCCACGAATACTTCGTGAAATTACTATCAGGTGCCTTATACTCTATCCTATGAGAATAAACACCTAGTGCTAGTCGTCCTGTTGGATCCCAAGGAGGAAGAACTCTGATGGAAGATGTTCCACTCGGGAAACTCCACCAGTTAATATCACTACCTCCTTGATTCTGTTGGTTCATATAGTTCTGAAGATTCTCTAGGTTAGGCTTATTAAATTGCATCTTTCTCGTTCTCCTTTCAATCTGTGAGATTTGGTTAGCATAGCCTTGCCTTATATAGAGACGTCCCTCAATGAGAGACTACTCTTTTATAGAGATACTTGAGTTCATCTCGATTTTTATATACTTGCATAGCTAAATTCTTACCCTTATCTCCACGGAGTCCTCTCAAATCAAGATTTATGATGAAAGACATAAACTCACCAGGAGTATGAATATCAGCTTGGAGAAGGAGAGTTTCAAGATCTACTCTCTCCAAGAGAGTCTTCCACGCAGCAGAACTCAAGTTATCAAATGGATAAATAGTCATTAACTGAAGAGATGTGAGTTTCTTATCTTGGAACTGTTTATACTTATTTGCCATAGAAGTACCGAGACCAGAATCATATGGATCTAGTTCATAGAGATCTTTTATAGTCATATATCTATACACAAGATCATAATTCTCTTTCAACGCTTCTACTAGAGCACCACCTAACCCACGAACCTTTACACCAGATACATAATTGTAGAGCCTCATCCTAACTTTCTCATCGCATTTATCATTTGTACATACAAGATCCCTAGCATCTTTAGTACCATGATATAATTTAGATCCACAATACGGGCAAACATCTGGTACATTGATAGGCTCAAGAGAGTCATCTGTTAAGGCTACCCTTTCCACATAGGGTATGATATCACCATGACGAGTGACCTCAATAACACTCTCGAGTCTAAGGCCTTGTTCATCTATGAGTTTATACATCCTATCAATACTACCAAGAGAAGCCCTAGTCAAGGTAGCTCCTTGAAATTCGACGGGATCAAAGATAGCAATAGGATTAAACTTTCCAGTCACACCTAATTGAAATTCTACATCACGAAGTATCGTAGCCTCATACTTAGATTTAAATTTCCAAGCGATACTATAGAGAGGATTATATAGGTCTTCAGGTTTATCCTTCATCATGATAGATTTTATTACTATACCATCAAATTCAAAAGGACAAACAGAAGACTTACGTAGTTCACTCATCTCATTATAATAATCTCTGAGATCAGTAGCTGAGTGCTCTATGATTTCATAATCCTCTACTTTAAATGAATCCTTGAAATATCTCCTAAGCAGATCCCTGTCCTTATTATCATCAGGAGAATCAGAATCATCCATTACACCAGAGATAGGTATAAATTCATGTGCCACAAATGTAAGATACTGCAACATATCTTCTCTGCAAGATCTCACTATACCAGGGACTGCATTTCTCATAGCAGTATATCCATTCTCCTTAAGAATATCATGCACCTCAGAAAATGCAAGTACCTCTCCTCTGACTATAACAGTATCTTTCCTCTTAATCCTCTGAGGTATACTGAGGATACGATACATCGCATTAGTTACATCTTCACCGACATCACCATCACCACGAGTAGATGCTAGGAGGAGATCACCATCTTTATAATACAGCTCGACACCGAATCCATCATACTTAGGAGCTACAATGAATGACTGACCTCTCAGTCTCTCATCTATCCATTCAAGTACTTCTTCTTCCTTATGATATTTAGATAGAGTACCCATAGGAAACATATGTCCTACTTTAGTACCTGTACTCTTCTCTGTACCTACCTTTTTAAGATAAGGGTGATCTGGAGATACTCTCCTAAGCATATTTACCAATGCGTCATACTGATCATCTGTATACTCAGAATTACCATTGAGATAATAAGCTTCAGATGCTTTCTCCAATCTAGAAACGAGGTTATCAATATAATTACTCACGTTAATATACCTCCTAACGTTACTCACTTATAGAAACGTTTGAAGATACTATGATACTCAGATATTATCCATAGTATCAGATATCCTAGATCTAGACTCTACCTCATCTAATGTATCTAATGAGATATCAGACTCATTATCTAACTCACTAGAGTATAGATCTACCCAATACTGTGGATCTTCATTCCAATCAGACTCTGGTAATTCTGCATAATACTTTACTGTACCATCTACTAGATACTCTAAAGTATTATTGTCAGAATTATACCTGAACTCTCTATCTGATCCGTCAGATGGGGTCCAGATATCTGACCCTTCGAGATCAAGGTCTTCAGTCAAAGCTGTAGAGACTGCTCTGGGTAATACTGGTTTTATAAATAACTTCCTATCATCTGACTCAAACATATCTGAGGTGAGATTACCTAGTCTACCTAACAACTCCATCTCGTATTCATCTACAGACCCTTGAGGGTCATCATTAAATTTATCGTCTTCCCATGGAGTACTATAAGCTACTATAGTCTCAGAACCTCCAAGCATAACTAACTCTAATCTTTGCTCATCATAATTATACCTCATAGGTAGACCGCGTAGACTACTCCTGACTATATCTGAATATTGATTCATTGAGATACCTCCTTAGAATAGATCATCTGTTTCTGCATATACATCTCCTGGTAGATATTGTAGACCAGATTTCTCTAAATCATATTTCTGTAGACACCAAGACAACTCTTTCTGAGATCTAGGTCTAATAGTGACATCTCTAGTCTCTTCTATGAATGTCTTATTATCATAAGAAATATTTGCAGATTTCTTTGCTATCAAACCATTACCTGTACTCTCTGTAAATTCTTCTGACTTTACTAGATCATTTTGTAAGGTATCATATGAGAACCCTATCTCTCTATGTATATCTTCGAATACATAACTATATCCCTTACATCTAAATGACCATGACCCATCTTGATTAATGTGTGCATTAGATATAGATGCATGATCACTCCAGTTAGGACTCAAATCTACATCGACACCTAGAGGTGCACAGACCCAATCTCTCCTTTCATTAAGATACTTCATCCCATATAGGATACAATAATACGAATATATCCATTCTCCTGGAGCAGCATCCATAGTAATAGAGTCATGTACCCAATTCATAATCTGAGAATTAAGAGTTTCGTGCTTAGCAAACTGATTAAACCAAGCTATAGTAGCAAGTGATAAATCTGAACCTGCTGACTGTATAAGTTGGTTCTGTGCCTGTCGCATTGCACGATTATAGTTACCTCTATCATCAGGATTCATAGATCCAGGTATCCAACGTACTCTACCCATTGGAGTCCTTATACAACCATACTTTGTAGCAAATGCATGTGCATCATCTATATATGCCTTTACTCCAGGGAAATTTGTATAGAAAGTATTAAATAGATCATGCACCTCTTCAGGAGTTCTACCTGTACTCTCTGCAACAGATCTCTCTGAAGATCCATAGCACAATGCGAAGGATATAGTTTTTGCAAATCTTCTTTCTGCATCGACTATTTCCTCTGGTGGTTTATTAAACACACGACCAGCATTAAATCTATGAATATCCTGACCATCTCTATACGCATTGGCAAGAGCAGAATCTCCATAATACTTCTCTACTAGACAGGCTAATACTCGTAGTTCTAGCTGAGAATGGTCTGCTTGGAATAATATACCACCATGTTCATAATACAGACTAGTCAGTGCCTTTGCTACATCAGATCTATGAGGTATAGTATGAAAGTTAGAAGATGCACGACCAGAATCTGTACCATGTAATAGATATTGTGTCATCATGATCCTATTTATACCAGAGTGGTCTGTTGGTACATCTATAAACTTATCATGTACCCCATCATAAGCTTTATCATGTACTAGTTTCTGTAATCCTATAAAATACGTATTCTGGATTTTCTGCATCTTCTTATAATCTCTAAGATGCCACAAGAATTTCAGTCTAGGTTCATCAGAATCTTCCCCATATTCTTCTTGCATCTTCTTGATCAAAGCTATCATAGCAGGTTCACCAGCACTAGGATTTCCAGTACCTGTATATTCTAGCACAGGAAATTTCAATCTTTGATATAAAATATCTTGTAAACATTTAGGTGAAGAAGGACTAAACTCTTTACCTGTGTCGATCTCATATTGAAGCACTGCAGGTGATTTCTTTAGGAAATCTAGATGTTTATCCATCTCTTTCAGATATCTATCACTCCAGATATCTGGATCTATGAATTTACACCCATGGATTTCTATATTTGCAAAAGCTTCTGCTGCTCTCATCATACGCAGGTAAGCAGTACTCAATCCTTGGTCTGCTTCTATCCGTTGTTTAAATACTTTCATTAATAGCAATGGAGCTATCGCATCCATACCTGCATATTTCTCCATAACCCTACTAGGTACCAACCAATAATAAGGGTCTGTATTTGTTTCTACATCCTCAGCTTTCATGAAATAATTTGGGTCTTTAACTATAGAGAATATCTTCTCTAACTCTTCTGTTGAAAGTGTAGCTATATCTGAAAATGTCTTTTTATATTCCTCTATCAAATCTGGAGGTAGAGATTTCCTACGTTTCATAGATTTGAATAGAGATACAAATCTCTGTAAATCTTCTTCCCATGGTGGTAAACTTATAAATCTACCAGAGAGATATTTCAATCCATGAGATATCTCTGGTATCGCTAAGAACAATATATAAGACATATACATAGTATCATCTACTATATTAGGTGTAAATCCCCAATGAACTTTTGTAATCCTATACTCATGTTTTGCATGATGTACTACTACTTTCTTTGAAGTCAATAATCTCTTCGCATCAGAGATTATCTGTTTCCTATCCTCCTCTGTAACAGATACATCATGTGCATATAGGAATATATTATATCCAACTGTAGGATTATTATCAGTAGCTACAGAAAAAGATGTAATCTTAAATCCTTCCAAAAAAGGATCTAACCCATTTGACTCTGTATCAAATCCTATATATTCTACTGAAGGATCATCCAACCATATAGATACTAATCTATTAAATTGATCAGCATTAACAGTTATAGATTTATATACACCATCTGATTTGTAAGCATTAGCATGTCTACAAGCATAGACTAGATCATCTATGACTCTCTTATAGATCATATCTTTCTCTGGAGATACACTATACAGATTATATGTAGCTAATACTCTACAAGTATGACTATTTATAGTTACTGAATGTGCGTAGTCTCTATAATCTGCAAGGATTGGATTCTCTACTATACCTTTTAATCCATTTATCAGAGCATCGTCTCCAGAGAATAATATACACCTAGGTTTCAATCTAAATACCTCAGATTGAAACTCTGCTGCACAATATTCATTTACACCAGATCTATTACTCTTACATTTTACTACAGATGTAACATAATAATTAACTCCTATAGAATTAAATAAATCCCAGATATACTTATATCGTATACCTGTAAGAGGTACACCTGTACTTAAATCTTCAAAGGATGGTTCATTTATGACTAGTAACAGATCACAAGGACCTTGACCTATAGTTGAGATAGGTTTTGATTTACTCATACCTGACTGAGCAGGACAATACCTACAAGAGTCAAACATCGTAATCTTGAACCTCCTTATCATATGTATGTTCACAACGTAGATTTGTAGTTACAACTTTATCAAAATAAGGGGAGTTTATATTTTGACATATACCAGAAAAACAATGACCACAAGATGTACAATATTTATCATCTATCTCATCGTTTAATTTTACTTCATATGTAATTATATCTAGTGTCTCTGACATTTCTACCAATGACTTAAACTTACGATCAATCTCTACTATCTCTGATACCCCTGACTCAGTAGGTTCCAATACCCTAGACTCTATCATCTTTCTATGAGTATCCTCATTGGTAGGAGTCAAAAAGATATGTAATACTCTAAGGTCTGTTTTCCTTAACCTATCTTCGTATATCCTAAGAAACTTCTCCCTCTCATCATCTTTGAAATTATAGATCAAACCAGATAGCATTCCTCTATCTACCAGTATAGGAGAGGTTATCATAACCCCACCAGAGATAGAAAAATCTATAAGAGACATAAAAATAGCCCACCTAAAATCTTTAGGTAGTCTAGTATCAGACCAAAAATTATAATCAGGTCTATATGTACACCAATCAAATTTCTTATTTAAATAATCAATTAATGTAGTTTTACCTACACACTCAGAACCTTCCAATACTATAATATCATATAAATTATGAACACCAGACCCATTTACAAAGAAATTTACTACCTCTACAAGATCTTTCAAGGTAGAAACTTTTATTTTCATATCTCTATACCATAATCCTTTCTTAAGATATCTATGATCATACTTTCAGAAACAACCTGATCATCTGAAAGATCTTCCACATCTTCTCTCTTACGATAAGTATCATAGAGAGATGTCTCCATTATCCTTGTCCTATTAAAATCTGCCATCCTCTGACGTAATGTCAAAGCCCCTCTCTCAACTGGATACAATTCATCATTTGGTCTCACCATATAAATCTTATCAAGGGTCCCTTCCATAGATAAGAGACGTGAGATCATCTTACCTTGGATGTCTTTTGCAGGATAATGAAACCACATATGGAGTAAGGAGTAGATCAAAATATCTAAGTAGCTACCGTCATAGATGACTACTTTGATAGAATCATCATCCTTATATCTTTCGTAGATAGATATATACTCCTCAACCCATCTACTGATATACATGAATAGATAACTACGATCTGAATATACTTCTGTAAACTCGCTAAACTCACATTTATCTACTAGATCTCTCCAGACTTTATCCTGGAGATCTTGTATGATAAGAATATCCTTATTATCTCTATACCTCCTCATCAAATTCATACAAAGACTAGATTTACCAGAATGACAAGGACCAGAAATAGCAATAAACTTAGCCATACGAAGATCTCCTTTATAGAAATATCTAATGATTATTCAGGATCATAAGGTGTAGGCTTACCATAATCATCCCAACCAAGAACCTTAAGATATTCGATAGGCCAGAGATTCTTATAGAGACTCTTGAGATAATAGAAATGCTCTTGCTGCTGATACGTCATCTCAGGCATCTTATACCCACGATAGGCTAGCCAAAGAGGATCGCAGGGTTGAGGGTCCTTACCTACATACCTATCATAGTTCTCGATATCATAATGATGATCTGTGACCTTATATTCACCATCAATCAATTCTACCTTGACATTAGGACGACAACATTTATCCTTCAACATATTAGAGATATAGTCAGGGAGACATTTAAGAAGGTCAGAGATTACTGGATGCCACATAGTAGCTTGTGCAATCCAATCTGTCCTCTTCTTAAGTACCTTCATTAATTGACGAAGAGTAATCGTCCAATAATCTCTCTGAATCATAGATGGAGGATTAAGACGAATATCCTCACTAGGTACACCTAGAGACATCAACTTATCATAGGTATCTCGAATAGTCTCCACACAAGATTTGTAGATATCTACAGCCTCACTACCACCAAGTCGCTCGATAGACTCATTGATATTTACATCCATAGTCCTGAGATCCATAGTCCTAGATGTCTGAGTCCAATAGGTAGCTCTACGGTCACGGACTAGTTGGTCTCTCCAGGCAATTGCTACATCATCTACCTCAAAGGTAAAGACTACGGACTCAAGAGGAGGAAGGTCAGAATCCAAGAGGAATTCGACAGTCTTCTTAATAACCTGGATAGGATCCTTCTCCTCACCAGCATATTCAGGATAAGCCTCCACGATATCCTGCTTAGCCTGATTAATCTGCTGAATGATATTCTGATAAGTCCAGGTACCATCATCTTCGAAAGGAACCTTATTATAGATACACTCATAATCACCAGCAGAATGGACGTTACGATTTCGAGAACCATACCACACAGCAAACAAAGTACCGATAGGATTATCAGTCATAGACACCAACCGAACATGAGGTTTAAAACTTTGAACTCTCTTCTGACCATCCATACGACCCATAATAATACCTCCTTAGGTTATTCACTTATAGAAACGTTTATATATCATAAGATAATGATAATCTTGTAGATTGATCATATTTTTTCATAGACTTTATCAAAGATACCCTATCATCAATACTGAAATCTGATAAATCTGTATGTGGACCATATGTATCCGGTACCTTTATATAGTAAGTATTTGCCCCTCTCATCCTAAGATATTCACAAGTTGATATCAAAGATTCTGTAGCATCTGCATCATAAGCTACTATATACTTATTAAATCGCTTTGATAATAATTTATCTCCCTGAGATGTAATCTCTACATCTTCAGACCTATTGTTAGATTTAGCTGATATAGATTTACCATAAGTAGCTACCACATTTTTAAATATACTACTAACCGCTATAGCTGTAAATACTCCCTCACAGATTATCACATCACTATCTGTATCATCTATATTATATAGATTCCAAACATCCTCTGAACTATATGCTAGGTCTTGAGGAGGATTAAGATACTTTGCTATATTATTTCTACCTAGATAATCTCTTGCTACATAGAAAGAAATTAACCCATCATCCTTATGTATACTAGGTACAATAATACGTCCACTATAATTCCTACCTATATAAGATTTATGATATATCTTTAATTCTTCCCCAGATCTATCTATACCTTCACGTATATTGTATTGTAAAATCTGTTGGTCTGTGACCCCTCTAGATAACAGATATTCATATGCATCTATAGATAACTGTTTCGTATGATTCATCCAATAGGATGTCAATACTCTAAGATCCATACTATAATCTTGTAAGACCTTTTTCTTTGGTACTAATATATCATCTATCATACTTAGAGGATCTACTGACTTATTCTTTGACATAGTTATGAGGTCTATAGGTGCATTAGAGATTGACTCTCTACTATAACCTATCTCATACAACAACCTACGTATATCTCTGCCAGAGAGATTACATTTGAAACAGTTGTATACATTTTTCTTATAGTTAACATATAGATGGCCAGACCCTGTATGTCTCTCACATTGAGGGCATCTATATATTACATTATCACCAGATTCACCTACAGGATCCAATTTTGATTCCACTAATGTCTGATAATAATCATTCATTTTTACCACCGTTAAATGGACTAGTAGGAACAGAATTATTCTGAATAGGTTGAGATATATTATTGACTCTACCGGGCAAAGCTTCCTTCATGAGCATACGTTCATAATCGAGTATCAAATCTATCTCAATATCTGGAGTACCTCTTCTATATTTAGCTACAGTTATCTTACAAGTATTATCATTCTTACCTACGGTAAGATTTAACAGACCATCTATGATATGCTGTTTCTTAGAAGATTCTGCTAGAGAGGCTAGACCTACCGTATCTACATCCCAATACTCTATCTTAGTCTGAGATGCTGTCCATACTACTATATCCATCTCCTCACCAAGATTTTTCAATTGAGTATACAAATCACCAAGAGCATCATATGAATTCATAGTCTTATCTCTACGACAATTATCTATATAATCAACTATGAGGAGTTTAGGGTTAAACTCTCTAGTATTAGAACTTCTAGTCAAAAAAGACCTTATATCTGCAACAGTCACACTATCAATAGCAAATGCACCTATCAATAATTGACCCATGTCAAAATTTTCCTTAAGATTTCTCCATGCTGGTAGATATTGTGAAGAGTTCAACATAATCTGTGACATAGATACACCTGTTAATCTTGCACAATATCTCAGTACTCCATCACTCTCTGTATTATCCCCTACAAATATATGTGCTACATCTTTACCCTGCAACAATGCAGATACACCTATATTAACAAGAAAAGTAGATTTACCTTTACCTGGAGGAGCAGATACAACATATAATTCTCCAGGTACAGGTCCAGAACCGGATACGTGTGCACGGTCAATAGCTCTTATACCTGTACGTATAGCTTTAGATGGATCGAACCTACTATGTTCTTTTAAATAAACTGTAGGATTTTCTGCAACATCATCTAGAAATAAACCTACAGATTCTTGTGCCTTTATAGATAGAGCATCAGATACTAAATCTTGTATCTTATCATAATCCTTTTCTGTGAGTTCATCACCTTTAGACCTAATCATCTTTGCTGCTTCAAGAACAGTCATAGTCAACTTATTCTTAGTAGCAAATCTTACAAAACTATCTCTAACATAATCAAGATTATAAGTAAGTTCTGAGCATCTGATTATCGTAGTTTGTGCTTGTGCTTCTACGTCTTTATCAAAACTGAACCTACTACAATATCTATGTATCTCAGAGGTAATCTCTTCTATAGACGGTCTTTGAGAATACTGACGCACATATTCCCTATATGCATTTATACATATTTTATGTACAGGATCCTCAAACATAGTATCGTCTACTACATGAGCAAATTTCTCATAGAAATCATCTTCACGTAGAAATGCTGCCAATACCAGATCATCCATGCTATTCAAATACTATCACCTACCTAACTAAAGAAACGTGATAGAACACTAAGATGGTTGTATATTATTTATCAGTATACTCTTATACTCAGAGAGTACTTTATCTGTATCTCTAGAATCTATTATCTGATACGTAGGCATACCTAACTGAGATAAGATAGCACTCCTTTTTCTGAAATGACTATATGTCACTACATTAAAGTTATCTATAAAATCTATAATCCACGTAGTATTATCTCCAGATTTTGGTCTGAGTCCTCTACCTACACGTTGTACTACTTTTAATGGAGACTTACCACCACCAGCTAATATAACTGAAGATAGACTTGGTATATCTGCTCCTTCATCTAGTACAGAAGTACCTACTAAAACATCTACTCTTCCTTCTGTAAAATCTATATTTATAGTACCATCTGGATCTTTATACTGATCAATTATCCTACCATCTTGATAAATATCTACTGAAGATCCACCTGTTAGCATAGCTACCCTATACCCACCAGAAGATATCATAGAGGAAAGATGTGCGCCATGGGATATCTGTGATATCAGAATCAGAGGATTCTTACCTATCTTTATTAAACTCTGTGCTATCCTCACTATCAGATCATTACGTAATTGATTTTCTATCACTAAATTTTTATTTATTGTATGCCAATTTAAAGATTTACTTAAATGTGGCTTATCAGTTTGAGTATGAAAAGTTAGTAGATATGGCTTTGAGAGATATCCAAGATCTACTAATTGTGGTACAAGAATCCTATACAATACAGGGCCTAATGTACCTCTGACTATCAAATCTTGTATCTTATGAGTCTTATCATTATAAAAAGGTTCAGCAGTAACACCAAGAGTATATTCTGCACCTACAGCATCTACTACTTTGAAAAATGTACGTGCAGAACAATGATGTGCCTCATCCATTACTAACATACTTACTTTAGATAACCAATCCTTATGATCCTCTATATCAACTCTACGAGTAAGAGTCTGTACTGTAGATATACAGAATCTTTTAGATTCATCTATATTATTACCATCACCAAGGATACTAAAATCATTTTCATCAAATCCTCTGGAGATAGCTCTATCTCTAGTCTGATACAATAATTTAGTAGAAGGTACACATAAGATAAAGTTACCATCAACTTTATCATACAAATATTTAATTATAGCTAAGACTATTTCTGTTTTACCGCCACCAGTACTAACTTGTATTATACCTCTTTTATTAGATAATGCTGCTCTAGCAGCATCTAGTTGATAAGGTCTTAGTACTATACCGTCTAATATTGTATTCTCTATATCAACATCTTCACTGACTAATACTGGTGGTATCATACTATCAGGTGAAACCTCTATATTAAGTTTAGTAGTTATACCTAGTATGATATTATATAAACCTATAGGAAAGAAATATTCATCCCCATCTTGAAAAATTATGTTATCTACATCATCCTCATCAGAGTAATCTGTCTCGTAATAGAAACTACTCCTTAGATATGTAATGAGGGAAGATATATTAAATATATCTCCCTCGATATACACCCTTAGTTTGTGACCTTCTTTCTGTAGAAATTTGATCATTTTCAATACACCTTCAGATTAGCATTATCAAACTTTACGTTATCTATACCATTATCACGAATATTCTCTAATACAGATTTTAACTCCTCACCTACCGCATGATAAACTACTGAACACACTAACATTAGATTTACACTTTTATCATCATCTGAATATGAGACTACTGGGATATTTCTAGCATATGCTACCCCCATAAGGAATACTAAGAAAGACTCTCTCACTGTAGTATCTACTACTAGATATGCATGGTGGTTAATCTCAGCTAGCATATCCTCCATAGATAGTACAGAATCATTCTTACCCTCAGAAACTTTATATACTTCAATGTAGATCTCATTAATCTTAGTATTGCTATCAGGTCTTACTAGAATCATAGGATCACTACACAGATTATCATAAGTCTCTACACTATTAGCATCCTTAATCCAAGGAAAATTATTTATATATGCATCGATGAAAGCACGGAGTAAGTCCTCAGAGTCATCATGTGTCTTTGTTACAAACACATTTTGTCTATGAAGCAAACCTTTAAATGTATCAAACAAAGTCACACAAAAGTCTACATCACGATCCAAGATCAATACTATCTTACCTTTTTCTATAGCATATGCTACTTCCCACACAGTCCCAGTATCAAGTCTAGAGGCAGAATTTGTAGAGAGATTAGCATAAACAATATCTGCCTTATCAATATTTACAACATTATCTGTAAATACTTTCTTCCTCAATTCTGGATCATGAAACTCTCCTGGCTTCAATTCTACACCATCTACTCGAGGACGATGAATAGTACATAATCCTTTATCTCTCAGATATTCTACGTACTCTTCCATCCTAGTTAGAATATTCTTATCTGCAGGATTAAACCAGCCTGATGCTACATATACATGAGGGATCTTATTTTTCATATCATAACCACCTTTCACTTATAGAAACGTCATATACTATAGGAGTACCTCACCTTCTATCTCTGAAGATTTCCTCTTCCTAATAGACCAAGTATCTAAGTAATAGATTTTACCATTTATCTTACATTTGATTTTAGAGATATCATCTACACCATATATAGATAATGGTAATCCTTTCATTATAGTATCTGGATACCTATTCTCTAATGTCTCTCTATCACACACTAAGAAACCTGTCTTAGTAGTCAATATAAAATATCTACTATTTACAGATGCAGCAGTACTTTTATTAATCTTAGATAAAAATCCATTTTTCTCTACACTATAATACTCTACATTAATATCCTCCTTCTCATCTGTAGTGATAGTACTAACCATCCTACAATTAGGTTCCCCACCATATTTACTCTCTACATCATTAAGGTCTGATATCAATTTAGACATTAGATCAGAAAGATAAGTCTGATATTCTTTTATATCTTTCTTATAAGATTCTATCTTTCCTAATATCTCTTCAGTATTATCTCTAAGTAGAGACCTAATAGATGACCTGAGTATCCTATTTATAATAGTATCATCTTCACAAGATAATCTATTTTTTAATAATTCTATCGCTTCTAATTCAGATATATCTATCAGAGACCTGATAATATTAGGATGCTTCTTTAGATAATATAGATAATTATAATAATCTAGTTCTACTTTTGACTTAGAGAATAGGTCCGTATATTTCCTTTCTAGATATCTGAGCCTAGCTTCTATAAACTCATCATAAATCTCAGAAAGAGTGTACTGATGTACTACACCATTATTCTCTGCTATACATTTGTATGTAACAGAAGATTCAAGTATTGATTCTATAGAGTCCAGAATATCAGATCTCTTAGATCTAAATACATACCTTATATCTGTAGAAGATTCATTTGTGAGTGTCAAATCTCCTGAGTCAACATACTCTAATATCGTATTATTCTCAAGACGCTTACGTGAAAAATAAGGTGGAAATGCATCTATGACTAGACAATGCACACCTTTCTTCTCTATCTCTCTATGGGTAGCAGCACGATACCTAAAAGTACCATATCCTGTTTTATTAAATAATCTCACATCATCCATAGTAGAAATCATAACAGATTTCTCACAGGTATCTGGTACTATATCTAAATAAGTGTCGTCCTTTTCTATATAAGACTTTAGACTCCTACATATAGACCCTATCTCATAAGGAGGTATCTTAGTAGTCAAACCTACAGCTATACCCTCTGAAGATGTCAGCATAACTCCAGGTACAGGAGGATAATATTTAACTACCTCCATTAACCTACCATCATAATTAGGTTCTTTATCTGCATGATCTCTACTAGAGAGATAAATATCCTCACAAAACTTAGAGAGTTTAGCCTCAATATATCTACTTGCTGCTACAGATCCAGGGTCATCTGGACATCCCCAGTTACCTTGACCTACCATCAGAGGATATCTAATCCTGAAAGGTTGTACTAGTCCAGATAGAGATGCACCACCATGTGGATGATAGTCACCCATTACTGTGCCTTCTATTTTAGCAGCTTTAAGATACCTGCCAGAAGATCTAAGATTCAGATCATCAGCTGAGGTTATACACCTACGTTGTACAGGTTTCAATCCATCTATGACATTTGGTACAGCACGATTCTGTGCTACATAGATAGAGTACTCTGCCATATTTTCTCTAGTGACCTGCTCGGTAAGTTTATTATCCAT